TCCATATCTTGTGGATTAGCATAACGTTGAGAAAACTCTTGAAATGAAAAACTACGATGACGAAGAATTTGTCTTGCAATATCTCTTGTTGTTTCAATACCAAGAGTTGCAGAAACCATTTCTAATGGGCTCCAATGCTTGTGTTTAATGAGATATCGAATAAGTTTTTTGCCTGTTTCAGTATTAAATTCATTTGCTGGATTTGATACTCTTGCACAATAAGCTATCAAATCCTCAGCCGTTTCTAGACCTTCATGTAAAAGATCATAAGAAGGCATAGGCTGAACTGCTAACCAGACTCTCATGAAATATCATACTCCGATGCCAAAGCATTATTTTTTTTCTTTGAACTAAAATTCTGTTTAAAATGCAAATTACCTTCAACTCTAATAAAAGGTTTATCTGTTTCTGTTTTATTAGGGTTTTCAATTGTAACCATTGTGCGTTTACCAGCACGATGTGCTTTCAATTGATTAATCAATCTTTCAGGAGATTTTAAATAATCACGTCTCATAGCTTTTCGTATATCTTTACTTACATTACTGTGCACACCAGCACTTACGTTTCCCTTTGATTTACCACCCTTTTTAGCCATTATAATTCTCCTTATATTTCAATATTACGCCAACTATGAAGAATAGATGATCCACCGAGTATTTTATTTTTCATGATTTCTCTTTTCATTTGAGATCTCTTTTCTTTTTGCATACGACGCTTCTCGGCTCTTAAACGTTGACGAGTAATTTTACCAATTCCTATGCTTGGATTCATGCTCTGAATTTCATTTAGTGTTTCAAGAAGATCTGTCATAGTTTAAAATCCTTAAATCTGTCATTCATTTCTGTTTTTTCAAAAACCGGTGTATCATCTATGAGAGTCTGTTGACTATTCGCTACATCATATAATCTCATTTTTGATCGATCAATACCAAGAATAAATCTTTTGTTTGTCACTACATCATTATATCTATTCTTCAATTGCTTGACTGCTACCTGACCTTGTTGTTCAAGTTCTTCAGTGGAAACAATAGCAAACATTAAGTCCGCTGTCGCGGGTAGTCCAAAAGACTCGGACGTATCTTCAAGACCGACATCCGAGTTACCATAACCAGATCTAGTAGTTTGAGTTGCAGATACGAGCGGAACGTCAAATTCGACCGCTAATCCACGAAGTTCTTCTGCAATCGCTTTAATATAGTTATAGGAATTAATTGATCCTCCCATGCCTTTCATGCGTGACGAAGCACAAATATTCAAATAGTCAATAAAGATAATACTGGGTTGAAAGTTCTTCTTTAACTTAAGTTCATTCAGAAGTGCTCGAAAATTACCAGAATGTGCAGAACCGGTTGGATATTCTTTGACAATTAGTTTTCCGGTCGTGGTCTTCTTGATCTTCGAGATTTTATCCGAGAACATTGTTTTATTCAGATTTTCGAGCTGATCAATTGGAACATCCATTAGATTAGCATCGATACGTTCAGCGATTCTCTCCTCTGCCATTTCCATTGTTATATATAGAACGTTATAGCCCGTGGTCAAACATGATGCAGCCATATGGCACATAGCCAAAGATTTTCCCACACCTGTGCCCGCGAGAATAATATTCAGTGTCTTGTTTGGTAGACCACCATTCGTAATCTTATTCAACATTTCAAGATCAAATGGAATGCGTTCTTCATCTCTATGATAGAACTCCCATCGATCTGAAAAGTTTTCAATATAATCATGACCAATATTTGCATCGAAAGAAACACCAAGCGCTTTACTCAAAATTTCAGGCAATGCATTTTTTGTAAGCGATTGATGTTTCCCATCGATAATCGAGATTGACTCCATTACTGCGTTATAGAGTGCTCGATCTTGGCACCACTTTTCAGTGGTATTCAATAACCATTCATCATCTACAGGATCTTTTAAAAACAAGTTTGGAAGAATTTCAATCGCATGATTATAGAATTCTTCTGACCAGTCAGTATCATCAATTTGAACTTTAAATGCTTCAAGAGTTGGCAAGCGATTATATTTTGCAACATATTTACCAATCTCAAGATATAGACTTTTATACGTACCCTCAAAATATTCGGGCTTAATAAAAGGTAAAACCTTTCGAGTATATTGTTCGTTGACAAGAAGATTACGAAGAATCGTTTGTTCAACATTTGTATTAATCATTTACCCTCCACGGATTTTTCTAATATAGAAGATAGTATCATACCGGCATACTCTTGTAAATCAGTATCTTCATCTGGATCAATATTTCCTAGAGGTGTTGATATAATACTAAAATCATATGTCAAATGTTCACCACCATCCGCAACTTTAAGTTTACCGAATTCAATAACTGTTTCGATATAATAACCATCAAGAATACGAACATGCCAATTATTTTCATCTGCTGGAATAAACTCATAGTGTGTATTTTCTAAAAGCATTTTATTCAATAAGACTACTCCATTTTTTGAGTTTTTTCATCTTGGCGTCGGCGCGTTTCTGAATATCATCTTCACTTATAATATTATGTTTTATCATAAGTTGTAACATACACAGAACATCACCTGTTTCCTCTGTAAGTTTTTCAAGGATATTATCATCAATTTCTTTAATAGTTTTAAATTTACGGATGGTTTTACTACAGACTTGTGTGAGTTCACCACACTCCTCCATAGTAATTACCATCAATTCTTGTAACTTATTCATTTTCTACAATCTCGTCCATATCAACCATAGATTGATGTCCAATCGAATATTGCTTCTGAATAAAATCTTTGAAGTCAGTATTATCTATGATCGGTCGCCAGAACTCTTCAGTAAGCGTATCTTTTTGTCTGTATTTTTGACCAATAACTTCGCCTGTCTTAGAATCAACTTGCTGGTACCAGCCCGCCGACGGTTTCGTGACATAGGAACCAGCCATAGCAACTTCAAGCAGACCTGACCAAGTTTGTACTCCACCCTCCCAAGATACAGAGATAGGTATTTTAGACTTTTCTTTAACATAGCGCGATTTCTCCACATTGATCACAAAATCGTATCCAGTAACTTCGGTTCCAGTTTTATTTTGACGACGACCAATGATCCAAATATCCGACGCGGAATAATATATTCCTGTTCCGCCGCTGACGATATCTTTTGGAAACAAGCCGATCTCTTTATATGTATGATTTACCGCAATCATTGGAATATTTTTCATAGCAAGATAAGGTGTTGCCATACGGAACAAGCCTTTCAGTGCTTTTGCTCGTGACATATCAGCCACAGACTTTTCATTCATAGCATCTTCGAGTTCTTTCTTTGATGCAAGATTACCAATTGAGTCAATGACAATAATGACTTGATCATCACGATCCAGAGCCTCAAGTTGTCCAATCATATCGAACTTGAGTTCTTCTACATTTGTAATTGGTGTATGAAGTACTCGACTTGTATCGATATTGAATTGTTTAAAGTAAGTTTCTGGCGAGCCAAACTCTGAATCATAGAAAAGCAAGACTGCGTCAGGATATTTCTCCATGTATGCTCCAGCCATAAGCAAAGCAAATGAAGTTTTAAAATGTTTGGATGGACCCGCTAAGACTGTGAGTCCGGGTGTAAGTCCGCCATCCACGGAACCAGATAGAGCCACATTAATCATCGGTACCGATGTTGGGATCATATCTTTTTGATTAAAAAATTTAGACTCAGAAAGAACTTCAGTCGCTTTTAGCTTTGAGTTCTTTTTGAGCTTATCCATAATTGATGCCATAAAATGCTCCTGAAATTTTGTATAGAATAATTATACCATAGTGAAGCAGAGATAAACACTAGAAAAAAGCTTCAAGTGTCATCTTCTCTTTTTCAGACCAGAATGTCTGAGATTTATTATCTTGAATAGCAAATGAAGAACCAATCATTTCAATATTATCATTTAAAAAGTCTTTTACATTCTCTGCCATATCGGCTGCAGTTGTGACCGGTACATTCTGACAAATCATATTTAAGTTCTTAATACCACCAACTAATTGAAAATCCTTTGGCATTTTCATAATATCAAGACATTCACGCACTGTGAGATACCTGTCGGCATCTGGATGTGTAATCATATAAGGCATATGACCCACGAAGGCACCAATGTAATCTTTTGGTATCTCAGTGGTCTTTCTCATAATGTTTCCACCAGCAGCGAGCTTCTTTCCCATGCGTTCAGCTTTCTCAGCATGTTTATCATAGCCTT